TGACTGGTTCTCAAGCAGATAGAACGTGGTCGTCTTGTCGGTCACAATCAAAGTCGCATCAGCAGGCACCGAAATGGTGGACACCAGCGGGAATGCCGTGCCGCCCAATGCCGCCGCGCTATAAATATTGATCGTGATGTCGGCGGCATTCGTGCCGTCAACATTCGCGACAGTGATGGAATTGATCTTGAAAACCTTGCCGCTGGAGGCGGCATTGCTGACAAGCTGAGTCGCGCTAGTCGTCGTCAACGACACCTGCGCGGAGTTGCCGTAAATGGCAGCAACATTGACGATATTCGGGTTTGCCACGGATTATCTCCTCACAGGCCGAAAATTAACGAAAAGGCGATGGCTTGGCCTTTTGTCGCGCCAGTAGCCGGGGTTGAAAAAGTAAGAGTGCCTGAGCCGTTAGTCGTTAGCACCTGACCATTTGTGCCGTCAGCCGTTGGATACTTCAGCCCGGCAGGATTATTCATCAGCCGCGTGACAGTGCCCGACGCATTCTCTGCATACAAGGCCATGTCAGCGTTGTTGATATTAATCGCAAGCTCACCCGGCGACAGATTAGCCGCAGACGGAACCGCTGCAGCCGTAGTCGTCCGGTAAAGCTGGATGGGCGTATAGCCGGTCTGAGCCATTAGAAAGTACCTCCGTCAATACCACCCCAAGCCGGGGCAGATGTGCCAGCAGATAACAATACCTGCCCGGCAGTGCCATTCGCAATAAACGCAGTTGCCCCGGCGCCCGTCTGATATGGTATCTGACTAGCCGCGCCGCCTGCAAGATTAGTCGCCGTGGTGGCTGATGTAGCCGACCCAACAGACAAAGAAGATTGCGCCGTCCATGTCGGCGCGCCAGAACCAGTAGAAAGCAGCACCTGACTAGCAGAACCAACTGAAGTGAAGGCGTAAGTTGTTCCGGTTCCGTAGGCTACCGCGCCAGCCGTTGGGGCAGAATTACTATTTGTACCACCATTGGCAATCGGCAACGTACCAGACACCGTAGTGGTAAGATCCACCTTCCCCCAGGCAGGAGCAACGCCCGCGCCACCTGAGAGCAAAGCATTGCCTATGGCTACATCTGGAAGGGCCGCTAGGGTCGTCGCGCCGCTGGCATAGATAATGTCGCCAATTGTGTAGGAAGTCAGCCCAGTGCCGCCGTAAGCCGCGCCAATAGCCGTCGCGTTCCACGTTCCAGCGGTCAGCGTGCCAACCCCAGTAATACCCGTATAAGATCCGCTGATGTAGGCAGACCCCACCGTTCCAGACGTGATCTGCGACCCCGAGATGGCAATATTAACGTCAGCCGCTGCCGTAAGCTGACCCTGGGCATTTACCGTAAAAGTCGGCACAGCAGAGGCAGAACCATAGGATGCTGCTGTTACCGCCGTGTTGGTAATGCTGAAGACCGTGCCAGCAAGCGTCAGGCCCGTGCCCGCCGTATAAGTTACACCTGCCGCGCCAAACTGCGAGAACACGATAGCCGTGGTGCCAACCGTAATCGGCAGCGGCGTCTGCTGCACCCAAGACGTATTGGCATTTACAGTGCCAGCCGTAATGAGGAAGAAGTCGCCCGCATCAATCTGATCAACGCCGCTTCCAGGCGTGTCAAAGTCAGTTGCGCGAGTCAGAATGAATGGCGTACCAGCAGAACCCGCTTGGGTTACAGTATAGACGCCGTTGTATGGCTCATTAGTGCTGGTTTCATTCTTCACCAAAATGCGGTTGCCAGCCACGGCCGCCACTGAATCAACAGTCAGCGCGCCATTTGCATTCGCAGTAATCGTGGCGCCAACGCCGCTTGCCCCGTTATTGTACGTGTAAGCAGACAACGCCGCAGTCGTCGCCAACCGGCAGGCTTGGTGGAAATTAATCCCCGTTGCAATCGAGTCGGCATAATTCTTATTAACGATATCCGTGCCGTTCGTCGGCGCCGTGGAAATCGTGCCAGTGGTCAGCGTAACGGCATTAATCGTGGTATTAACCGCAGAGGTAACCTGACCCTTGGCATTGATGGTAAGGACCGGAACGACAGCCTGAGATCCATACGTCCCGGCAGACGCGCCAGAGTTTGGCAGGTCAGCCGTAACAAGCGTGCGGAAAGCAGTAGGCGCAGGAGGGCCAGCGGCCGGACCAGCATAAACTACATTTGCTGGCTGATCAGAAACAATAATGGCAGAACCCCAAGTAGGGGCGCCAGCACCGCCGGAAACAAGAACCTGACCAGCCGCCCCAGCCGCGCTGATGTACAGACCGTCAGCCCCAGACCAGACAATTGCGCCAGCATTCGGCACCAAAGACCGGGCAGTCCCGCCCTGGTCCATCGGCAGAATACCATTGATCTGCGTTTGATCGGAAAGGTCCACCGCAGGGTGAACGTGATCAGCCCGCGCGATTTCGGTTGAAGCGCCAGCAGAACCCGAGTTGTTGCCAAGCTGAGGTGTGGCATTGCTGAGATTGGCCGCAAGCGTCACGTTAGACGAAAGGGCACCACCACCCGTCAAACCCGTTCCAGCAATCACTTGCCGGGTATCAGGCACATAGCCGCTGATCGTGGCTGGGATGGTCGTGGCCGCCATCACGCGGCCCGTAGCATCAACCGTAAATACCGGGATGTCAGTAGCCGTGCCATACACGCCCGGCGTCACGCCAGACGAGGCCAATTCCGTAGAACCAACACCCCCAGGGGCAATGCTCAACGTCACATTGGAAGACAGCGCGCCACCGCCCGTCATGCCCGTGCCGGCAATCACCTGACGAGTAGTCGGCACCCCCGCAACACTCAGAAGATCGCCCACCCGGATCTGATAATTATTGCCCTGATAGACAATCATCATCAGGCTGTTCTCGTCGGCCACAGGCGCGACGGGAAGCTGCGTAATACGGGTCGGGATCAGATTGCTGGGTACAGACATTTAGAACTCCAGATAACCGTCGCCGTCTTCGGTGATAAAGAACTCGTCACCCTGCTCCTGTATAACCCCAGCAGGCCGCGTAGTGATAGGCGTATCAGGCCGATTGAACGGCAGCACGATCTTGTCAGGCGCACGCGGCGCCAACCGATACGGATCATACTGATCCCGGTCAGCCTCGCACACCATCAGCCCAGGATAATTTGGATCAGGCTCTAGCGCAGATAATAGCATCTTCCGCGAGCATCGGCCACAAATGCCAATTCCGTAAGTGGGCTGGCCGGTAGGATCAAGGAAAATCCCGCCGCTCATGCCGTGTAAGCCCTAATGCCAGGATTGATCTGGATGGGGCTACCATCATTGTCCCCATCCCAAGCCCGCTGCATGCTGATCGCAGACCGTTGCTCAAGAATGGGGATTAGGCTCGCATCCACCGCCGCCGTTTCAGCCGCTACTTTGGCCGCTAGACCGTTCACAATGGCTTCCAGCCACCGCTGGGGCACCTCAACCTCTTGCTGAAGGTTCTCGGTATCCATGATCTGGCGATGCCGCCACAAGACCAATTGCGCCTGCTCGGCCGCGCTGAACGGCGCCGGCCAGAGGTAAACCACCGGCTCCGGCAGATCACGCTGGAAGTAGTAATTGCTCGGGCGACCAGGAAAGACCTTATTGGACTGGTTAACGTAGCTATCCCGGTTCAACTGACCAAGCGGGATTTCCTGCGGCAGATTGCCGATCGTGATCGCGCTATACAACAAAGGACTGCTGGCTGTGATGCGGAAATACAGATAGGGCAGCGCGCCGCTGATATCGGTCCAAGTGATATCGCCTGCAACCGCCACCGCGCTGGATGTTCCCACCGTAGTCCAAGTGGTGCCGTTTGTGCTGACTTGGAAAGTCACCGGCACCGCCGCGCCAGACCACTTGATACCCACCGTATCAACGACAGTCGTTGAACTGAAGCTGTAGGTGTAGCTGGTAGACGTGGCTACCGTAGTCCCGTCAAGCAATTGGAGCGTCCGGTAGTTAAGGTTCAGAACCTCTACCGTGCCAACCGGAAGCGTTACCAACTGCTGGTTCTCATACATCGGCAGGACCATCTTCTCGATGCACCAGCTTGGCGTCTTGATGTTCGCCAACTCTGAAAGCATCAAATAGAGCGAATCCAGCGCATAGGATTGCATCTCGGCAGTAATGGCCTGGGCAGGCAAGCGACACCGCCTAAAGGCGTGGTCAACCACCTTCAGGGCATTAAACGTCGTGCCGCTTATATTACCAGAATAGGCCATTATAGTTCCATCTCGTCAGAGGTGGCTGCTGGTTCAGCACGCCCTGAGTGCCGTGAAATTATAGGCTCTGCACTCAGGGCGGGCAATCTATTTCTTGGCCTTGCGGGCTTCCGCAATGCCAATAGCAATAGCCTGCTTGCGGCTTTTGACCACCGGGCCTGACTTGCTGCCGGAATGCAACTTGCCAGCCTTGAACTCATCCATAACCTTACCGACCTTGGTCTGCTGCTTGCCAGTCATGCCGCCCTTGGCCATACCATCGTGAGCCATACCGCCGTGCTTCATGTTCACAGACCCCTTGGGGTGCGGCATGGGAGCGCCCTTGCCATCGCGCAGAAGGTTTGTGGCATTCACTTCCTTCTTACTGAACAGCATGTCAGCCTTGGGCGCCATACCACCCTTAGCCATGGTAATCATCGGCTCAGAGCGATTTGTCGGGTATTGCTTCCGCATGCCCTTCATCTCGTTCTTGTCGTAGCGCATTTCAGACCGCACGCGGGACAGCTCTTGGCCAGCATCACGCTGCTTGGCCTCAACCCGCGCCATCTCACTACGCTCGTTGCCAATCACGTCTTTTAGGCGGTCCATCTTGCCGCCCTTGGCCATGCGAGGCATCCGATCACGCATCATAATCCGTCGCATTTCATCCGCAGTTAAAGCACCTGGAAATTCACCCCTAATACGATCCATCATGGCACGCTCCATGGCGGAACGATCAGAGTTTGATAATTCGCGCAAGCTCATTTCCCTAGCTTGCTTTTCCATGGCTCGCTCACGATTAATTGCGTCAATATATTCAGAAACTGTCCGGTCCATCATAGGCCGGCGGGGATCATCCACCGCCCCACCATCGGCCTTCTTCATTGGTTTCATACCGCCCTTGGCCATGTTGCAGGAACCGCCCCGGGCATAGCCCTTGACCATCTGCTGGCCGGCAGAACCAGAATACCCCTTATCAGAGGGGAAGCTGAACTCGGAAACATACTTGAGCGTCTTGCCCATGTTAAACTCCTCTAATCCGGTTGCTTTCGATCAGCCGATCAAGCTTTGCATCTAGCACCTCAAGGCGGTTCATCACACGATTGATATCAGCGTGAACCTCAACCTTGGTCACATACTCCTTGGCAACTTCTTCACGGGTCTTGTTCAACAGGATCGTCACGCGCGCTAATTCAGCCGCCTTATCCCGCAGCACCCAACTGATGATGCCTATCACCAAAGATAGCACTGTATTCCACAACATCAGTTCCATATGTGCTACCCCTATTACGAAGTAGCATATGTTTTAATGCACTCAAGAACGATAGTGTACATATCCCCTGAAGAAGCATCAGAAGTTGTAAACAAAACGTCACCCGTAACGCCCGCACCCGCATTGCTGGGGATACCGCCAAACGTCGAAAAATCCATCAGATAATTCGTGTTTTGAGGGATCAGCCAAGCAAACGTGTCGGTGGTCGCATCAAACAAAATCCGAACTTCCATGCCGTGCGTGGTAGACCAGATTTTATTGATTTTAACGCCGTTACAGGCATAACCAAAGGCGTTTGGGTTGAGGGTTGAAACGTCAACTTTGACGACACCAGTTTCACCAGTGCCGTCAGAGATGTTTGTGTACTTGGCGATGAACAACCGTTCACCATCCAAGATTGTCTGAGAGGTGACGGCGTCAGCCATGGTATACTCCTATTAGGCCACAGATGCGCCGTAAGAACCAATCACCGCCCAGCCAGCAGACGTGTAAATCAGCGTCACTGAGTCGCCAACATTGGTGAAGGTGACAGTGGTGAAGCCAATCTTCGTCGTCGGGGTCAGCACAGCAGAACCAGCGTCAACCACATGGCTGATAACCTTAATCTGACCAACGGTGCCATTGGCCAGCGTAAGCGCCTGGGCCGCACCCGACGTGGTCAGCGAGGTAAACATGTCAGTGACATTGACCGCGCCAGCGCCAGAAAGCGACTGCGTGGATGCGAAAATATCGCCGGTCACGTTGCCGGTGATGTTGCCCGTTACCGCGCCAATGAAGCCATTGGTGGAAGTAACCGGACCCGAGAAAGTTGTTGAAGCCATCGTTTTATCCTCTCATGCGAGATAGGCATTGCAGTCTGCATGACGTCGGCCGGGGCCGTCTGCAACACCGGGTAACCCCGGAAAGAAGAAATGGGGGGCCGCAGCCCCCCACTCTAATCACACACCAGCAGTGCCGAACAGACCGCGCGGATCCGTCCAGCCCACAGTGTAACGCTCAGTGGCCTTGTAGCGCATGGAGTCGGTTTCGAAATCGCCTTCCATGGACTTCTCAAGACCACGACGCATCATCAGCTTCAAGCCTTCCGGCGCATCAGTCTGGATCCACCAAGCAGTGGTCGAGGTGATACGAGAAAGGTTGGCCTGACCCTTCGCCAGCAAACCCATGGACTTCACGGGGTTGATGTCGTTGTCGGCAGTGCCGGTGCGAAGCACGCTCTTCAGCAGCACTTCAGCTTGGAACACGTTGGACGGGCCAGTCACGATCTGCGTCGGCGTCAGACGGATGCGCTTGCCGTTGTTGTCAACAGCGTTGCGGATCTGAATGAGAAGCTGCTCCAGAGAAGTCTGGGACAGCGCCGCAGCAGTCGTAAGCTGGTTGCTAAACGTACCATTCACAATCGGGTGGCTGGTATCAATCAGCGCCACGCCGTCACCGCCCGGATAGGCGGCATTGAAGGCGCGGTTCAGCACGTTGGCAGACAGCGTTTCCTTCGTTTCAATCAGCGACTGCGCGAGATGCTTCGCGTAGGTCTGACCAATACGAATGTGATCGCCATCTTCCACAAGCACCTTGGTCAGGCTGAACGCCAGACCATAGACCTTGTAGAGGTAGCGCTGAAGGAACAGCACGCCGCCCGACTGGTAGCTGACCGCCATGCCATCCGGGAGTTCCGGCGCAGCACCAAAGCCGTACAGGACCGGCTCTTCATGGTAGTTGCGCGGAATGCCCTTCTGTTCACGGAAGACCATCTTCCATTCGTCAGCGCGTTGATCATACACGCCGTCAAACACTTCGTTGAGGATCGGCTCAACAACTGACCTAAAGTCAGTACTACGCATCGGTGTAGCCATGGTTTAAGCCCTCCTCAAACCGAGTTCACGGCCGCTTTGTAGTGGTGTTCGTTGATACGAACAGTCACTTGAACATAAGCGTCGGTGATGGAATCAAAGATGCTATAAGCAAAACCAGTGATCTGGAATTGACCAGAGGTCGCCTGAATAGCGGTGAGTTGGCAATTGCTAAGGCCCGTGCGGGTGGAACCACCCGGCGAAGCAACAGTCCAATCGCACTCTTCACCAACAGCAGTCTGCACCGTAGTGCCAGACGACGGGTTGGTGTACTGCACGTCAAACAGCGTTTCCGGGTCATCATACACCCAGGCCACGATTTCCGTGCCCGTGGTGCCAGACGGCCAGAAGGGGCTGATGGTCGGCTTGCCATTGGCGTCCAGATACTGGCAGCCAGCGAAAATGCCGAGCAGCGAGATGCCGTCAACAGTACCCGTGCGGGTGCCATCAGACGTACCAAGCTGAACCACGCCGTTATCAGTCAACTTCACCGGGTCACCGGAGAAGATGTTCGCAGCATAAGCGCTCGCGATGGTGTAGGCTTTCGGACGCATCTGCCCACTGTTGTGGTAGGACGGCCGGAAGCCAAAAGGTGCGCTAGTCGAAGACATAGCTTGCTCCTAATGGTTGAGAGGTTTTATCAGGAAAGGTCAAAAGACGCCTCCCGACGCTGCCCAATCTCCCTATTGCCGTCACCCATGACAACACGCGACTTAGACGCCCTAGCCTGCTCTTCAAGAAATTCTGCGGTATCAGTAAGCTTTTCTTCTTCCCTCAATGGCGCATCATGGTGCGCCTCTTGCATGTACTTTTCGTACAAAGACACGGGGAGTTTAAAAGCCAGCATTTCGTTTACCCCGATAAGACCAGCCCAATCGCCTGTTTTAAGAGTGGCGTACTCCCAGCCGGGAACATCTTCCGGCTTCACGGGCTCGTAACCAAGGCGTATCCGCATATGAATTGAATCGCGTGGGTTAGTCGTGGTCAGCCAGCACGTGTGCCAGCCTGGGATCTTCGGCAAGTCCGGTAGAGAGGACTGGAAGAATTGCTGCCGAAACATTGCAACCCGCTCATCATCAGAAATCTCGCGATTTTCCGTCACGGCGCGATCCTTCATCGCGCGGCTATCGCGGCCTTCACCAGCAGATTTCCTAAATCGTTCGTCAGTCATAGCATCGCTCCCTTCAGCGATTGGGGGAAATATGAATTGAACCAGTTGAAAAGGCAAGCATTTTAAGACCTGTTCTGGCGGTCATACTCAGCATACCTCTTAACATACTTGGAACGCAGCACCGGATCATCCCAAACCCCGGCTTCTACCAGGGCCTGCTTCCGCTCCGGCGAGATGTAGACCTCCTTCCGGGTGCTGGTTGGCGCATGCTCACGCCCTGACCCCACAGCCGGGCCACCGCGAGGCTGCCGGGCTTCCCGAGGCTCCGCCCTGTCATTGCTGCCACGGCGTGGGGTATCGGCCTCAAAGCGCTCAGGAAGCCGCCTAGCAGCCCGCTTTCGCAACTCGTCCCAATACTCCTCCGTCTGGGGATTAAACCCGTCCTTAGCCAAAGCCTGATCAATGGCGATGACAATGGCCGAATCCTCATCCCGCCCCTGAGCATCATACCAAGGGTTCTCCTTGATGAAGTCTTGGGCGTAGCGCAACGTCAGGTCGTCAATCTGCTGGGGCTGCGGCTTTTGCTGCGCCACCTGCTGCTTCTGGAAGTTAAGCTGCTGGATCTTGGCAATTGCCTGATCCCGGTAGCGCATGGCTTGGGTGACATCCTCGCCATTACCGGCCGCCACAGCCTTGGCAATCACCCGGTCAGCCATCTCGGCTTCCTGGGCAGCCTTGGCAATTGCCCCGTCAAACGCGCTGAGATCTAGGCTGTGGGTGCGTTGCTCCTGCACCGTAACACGCCGCTCCAGATCGTCATTTCGCTTACGGAGAAACTCTAATTCAATCTTGTCGCGCTTGATGGCCTCATCACGGCGCTGCTTGCGGTCCTGCTTTTCCTGCCGGCGGCGTTCACGAATAGAGTCCCGCTCTTCCTCGCTGCCGCCCTCGTCACTGGACCGGGCTATCGGCTCATCATCATCGTCCTGCGCCAGATGCGCCGGATCCTCAACAATGACAATATCGTCCTTCTCGTCGTCTTCCTTTAATGTCTCAGACATAGTTCATCTCCTTTCAGATGAATGCTTTAATCGCCAAAGGATCGCTTGTTACTTTACCAATGATGTCTAAGTCATTGAAAATAACAAACATGGCATTTTCGTCTTTGTTCAGCGGAACTTCCCAGCGGTCACCGCCGTACTTCGGCACGCGCACGAAATCGCCCGGCTGGCACCACTGACCTTCCGGCCATAGCTCCTGCGTGTTGCGATTTTTATAGGCCAGCGACCCGACAGCGACCACCTTGGCCACTTGGGTGTTCCACTTTTCAGTGTCTTTAGTGTCCTGCACCAGAAGAATGCTTCCAACCTTCTTCTTGGGGGTGCGGATTTGAACCAGAACGCGGCTACCGAAAGGCTGCACGCCGGCATCTACTGCCGGAAAAGCCTCCGCCAATGCGTCCTCATAAGTCGTTGTCACTATGTTGCTCCTCATCTAGAATTTTTAAGAGTACTGCTATTGCGGCCTCGTATCCCGCAAAGATACCAACACGATACCCATACTCAAAAGCATCGCGGGTTTGGGGTTGCCTCAAGGCGTCAACAGCAAACGCCTGCTGCGCAGCCTTGAGGCGATTTAAGAGCTTGGTTTCTACGCTCAAGCTTGGTTCTTCTCTGACTTAGGCTCGGGCGGCAGCGACTGCCCGTCAACCTTCTCACCAGCAGCCAAGCGGTGCTTTTGCTTCACATAGGCGCTGTTTAGAGAAACAGTACCCGCAGTTGGTTTATCGGCCATGATGCTTCCTTATCGTGTGCCAGGGTTGATCCCGGTGCCGGTGCTGACCGCCACCTTCTCGCCGGTAGCCATTTCGGCCGCCGCAAGCAGCTTGGCGGTGTCATTATCCGCCGTATTCATACGCTCACGTGCAGCCACTTCAGCCGCCGTGCGCTGGCTTTCGGCCATCTGACGGAACTGCTCCGCCTGCAACTTCTCAGCGCGCTCTTGCTGCCGATCTGTAAGCTTGGCCGCATCATTCTGCTGCTGCATTTGCAGCTTCTGCTGATCCAGTTGCAACTTAGCCTGATCAACTTGGGCGCGCTGCTGCAACGCCTGACCCTGGATTTGAGCATTAAGCTGGGCAATCTGCATGCTGCTATCGGGCGGCATCGGAGGCTGGGGCCGGAACTGCTGGGCCGCCTGATCAATCTGCGCCAGCTCCTGACCAAACCCGCCAAGCTGCTGCTCAATAAACTGCTGCACCTGCAAGATCACCCGCACCTGTTCTGACGCTTCATCCGTGATCAAATCCTGACGCGCCGCCTGATCAACCGCATTATGCGCTTCCACCAAATAGTAGTTCAGCAGATGGTCGCGAAGGTGGGTGGCCATCGGATAGAAGAAGGTCTTCATGATAACCGGGTTGCTACCAAACAGCGGCGACTTCAAGAACGCCATGTGCGTCATAATGTGCGCCATGTGGTCTTGCTGCGGCATTACATAAATTGGCCGCCCCATGGTCGCGGCGACATTCTCACTCGCCGGGTCCATGTTCTCACTGGCCGGCAGAGGCTGCAGCACCTCATCCGCTGGTATTTTAAGGTTGCGGAGAAACATCTCCTCAACCTTACGCATGTCATACATTTGCGGTAGATTGGCCGCACGCTGCATAATCGCCTGTATCTGGGCAAAGCGCTGCGTCTCGGAGAAGATAGCCGGGTTGCTGACCGGCACAACATCCAACGGGCCATCAAAGTCAGCCGGGCTGATCTCAATGCCCGCATCATGCGCTTCAATGTCTTCATCGGTCAGATAGGCGCTGTTGATCCGGTGCAGGATCTTAAAGCACCGCGCCATTGAGTTATGCAGCCGAGAGTGAATGCTGCTGAAGACCACCATGCCCTGCTCAATCAGGGCCATCGTCGTGCCAACAGGCTGATTTGGGTTCTGGTCTGACAGCTTCTCAAAGCTTGTCTGCACAACACCCTTGCCGGCGTCCACCAGGAAGCCCAGCAACTGGAACAGCGTTGGGCTCGGCGGATTGAACGGCATAGGCATGGCGATCTTGCGCACGTCGTCAATCAGCGCGCCGCCATCCATCTCAACCACTTCAGTCGGTTGGAGATTAATCGTCTGCCCATTAGGGCCGCCCTTTAGCTTCAGCAGGGTCGGCATGTTCTGAATGTGGGCACTGTCCAGCAAAGCCCGCAATGCACCCGTAGCCGCCCCAGACAGGCCGCCAATCATATGCGTCAGGCCAATCGGATAAGCTCCGCGCCATGGCACAAACGGGAACTCTACAATCCAATCGAGTTCCTTGTGATTGGCGTCGTCTTTCTCCCAATTGCGGTAGAGCGACAGCGCCATTGCGGTGGATTTGTCCACGCTCAGAATGTAAGGGCTGACGCCCTCGCCAAAATCTAGATACGTATAGATTTCAAAGATGGTCCGCAGCCCATCCTCGTTGTAGCTGGTGGACTTGCGCCCCTCAATCTTATCGTTGGCGATAGACGCCTTACTGAACTCCGGGTCGTCCGGCGCGCCAAGATCCACATCAATATACATGCCAGCGCGAACGCGGCGCTCATATTCCATCTTGGTGATGTACTGAACGTGCGTCTTGCGCTCGGCCGTGTAGAAGTTTGTGGCAGCAAACGGCAGATACACATCGTCAATCGGCACAAACTCAGCCTGGGGACGGCGGTGCTGATTGTTCCACATGAACTTCATGTACTGGCCGCCACCCAAGGGTAGCTGGGTGCTGAGTTGCTCCAGTTCAGACCGGAACTCAGGCATTTGCTCAGTGGTCTGCCAATTCATGAAGGTAGCCTTGCGGTCAGCCTTATCCACCTTCTCTTTGTCGGCGTTGCCGTAAATTTTACTTTTGACCGGCCCGTTAGGCGGGAAAATTTCCTTCATAAAGCGGGCGGAGAAATCCACGCACGCTTCCACCAGCATAGGGTGGACCACCTTGTTGGCGCCGGTAAACTGCGCTCCGCCAGGGGCATCGTCGCCCAGGCCAGTGCGGCGCAGCCCCTCTTCATATAACTTGTCGCGCTTTTCGCGGGCCTCTTTATCCCGATCGATCTTTTCTAGAAGATCAGTTACCGCTTCTTTGAGAAGCGACTGATCAACCTCTTCCACAATGTTTTCAAAGTGTTCCAGGTTTTGCTGATTTTCTTCTTCATTCTCAAGACGAATGATCGCGCCGCCATCTTCGGTGTCCTCTACATCTGGATTGTCAGGAAAGAACTCAACGACTTCACCTTCTTGGGCTTCGTCATTTTCGGTAAGTTTTTCAGACATGACTTAAAAAGCCCTCCGATAGCCAAGCAAGATTTCTTTGTGCCTCAAAGAAGGATCGGCCGCCAATTCTAACGCGAGCCTGCCGCCCAGCAATGGCCTTTCAAGGCTGCCCATAATTTGAGTGCCGGACGGACCACCGCCTTGGCCGCGACGCCCAGACATTACCGTGCCGCCAATATTGGCCTCGGTTCCGCTTTCATCAATCGGAATGTTGAGGCTGCCCCCATACACGTAGGAACCTTGAGACTTAGCGCCGGGGATGTTTGGGGTGATAGCCTGATAACCGCCATAAATACTGGCCGGCCCATAACCGGCAGACAATTGCGGGCCATACCCAGTAAAGCCGCGCTCTCCACTGCGCTCCAGTGCCAGCATCCCCGCGCCAATTCGTGCATTCCGCTCGGCATCAAGAACTGCGTTAATGCTAGTGTTCAACATCCGCTGAGATGTCCCATAAGGTTCACT